CTCCGCCCTCTAGTTTAGGATAGTAGCCATGCAGGTCGGAAATACAGTCAATCTTCATTTTTAAGTTCTCGCTGTAAATACCATATGGCTTTTTCAAGATCTTGTTGTCGGCAATCTTTCTTACCTGCTCTAAGAATGTATTTTATCGCATTACCTAGGTTAAAATTAAGCCCAAACGCTTCTATAACATCTATGGCTTCAATGTTCTTGCCTTGATAGTGGGGAGGATTATTTACCTTTTCATCATTCATCATCTTCCTCATCATCTTCGTCAATCTTGTCTTCTGAGAACTCTGGAGGAGTGTCATTTTGATTTTGTGGATCATTGTCGAAGTAGTATTTACATCTCTGAGGATCGTATGTTTCTAGCCATTCTTTTAATTCAGCCTCTTGAGCGTTGTAAATCCAGTTGTAGATTTCCTGACACATAGGATCAAACTTAGGCTGCAATTGATTCTTGATAGAGAATTTTAAACATGTCATTAAACGTCCAAAGCAATTCTTTTTAGCTGCATCAACAAGTCGTATAGCTTCTGTTTTTGTCTTATTCTCTTCTGGAGAAATGCTTTCTACAGATTTGACAGTCTGATCTAATAACTTCATGATCCCCTTCTCAATCTGACTAAAAGGTGCATTGTGAGGATCTGTTACTACTATTGTAAAAACTAAATGATTCTGTGTTGTGATGGTTCTGTTCACCTTAATTTCCATGATTTCTCCGGTGTAAATATGTTAGCAAAGGTTTTTTTATGAAGCAATTTATTTATTTTGTAAAGAAATTTCTTTAATCTTTAAAAAAAATACTTTACACTTTAGCCGAATAGGGAAAAGGCTGAATGATTTGCAACGACAACGCACTCGAAATATTAGGAAATCAAGACTGGCGGCTTAGGAATCTTTATAAGATTAAAGATAAACAAGGGCAGATAGTTGACTTCGAACCTAACTGGGCTCAAGAGTCTCTCAAAAAGCCTCATTATCTCAACATTATACTCAAAGCACGCCAGCTTGGGATTACAACTTATCATGCAATTCTGTTTCTAGATACATGCCTCTTCAACCATAATGTAAACTGTGCCATCGTAGCCGACAGCAAGCCAATCGCACGAGAAATATTCATCGACAAGGTTAAATTTGCATATGACAATCTCCCCCAGTTTGTTAGAGACATGTGCCCAGCCTACAGGGATAACGTGCATGAAATGCGGTTCGCTAACGGCTCAGTTTTCCGTGTTGCGACTTCACTTAGGGGTGGAACACTGCAACTTTTGCACATCACGGAATTTGCAAAGATCTGTCAGGATAATCCCTCAAAGGCTAATGAGATTGTTTCTGGTGCACTTAATGCTGTTCAGGCCGGACAATTTGTTTGCATTGAATCAACTGCAAGGGGAAGAGAAGGTCACTTCTTTAACTTATGTAAAGAAGCACAGGCTTTACAGGACGCTAACAAGCCAATTGGAAAGCTAGACTGGAAATTGTGGTTCTTCCCGTGGTGGAAACATCCGGATTACGTCATAGACGCAACCAGTGTATTAATTACTAAAGACCTTGAGAAGTACTTCTTAGAACTAGAAAACAAAGATATTATCTTAAATGCAGAACAGAAAGCCTGGTATCAGAAGAAATCTATGACAATGGGCGAATATATGAAAAGGGAGTTTCCTTCAACTCCTGAAGAGGCTTTTGAGAGTGCTAATGAAGGGTTCTACTTTGCTAAGCAGATTAGCCAAGCAAGACATGAAAGAAGAATTTGCCACCTACCTTATGATGAAAACGCTAAAACATATTCAAGCTGGGATATCGGAATCGGAGATTCATGCGCAATATGGGTGTGGCAGCTTATCGGTAAAGAGATTCACTGTATAGACTACTACGAGAACAGTGATGAAGCTCTTGCACACTACGTTAAATGGCTAAAAGGAAAACCCTATATCTTCGAAAAACACTTTCTTCCGCATGATGCAGCAGCAAGAGAGAAGGGTTCCGGTAAGTCTTTTGCAGACCTTGCAAGAGAAGCAGGACTTAAAGTTGATATCGTTCCAAGACAGGCTAATGAAATGTTTGGGATAGAATGCCTAAGAAATATGTTACCTAGATTCTTCTTTGATCAGTCTAAGTGCGAGAAAGGTGTTAAAGCAATTGAGAACTTCCGTAAAGAATGGAATGAAAAACTTGGTTGCTACAGAGAGAGAAGTTATCACGACTGGGCTTCTCACGGATCTAAATCACTAATCTATGCAGCAGAATCAATTCAACGCCTCGTCGGCGGCTCAGGAATGTCAGCAGAAGAATGGAATAGAATGCGTAAGGAATGGCTGTAAAAAATTTTGCCATAACTATCAAGTAATTATTTTAATTTAAGCTTACTAATGAGCTTGTTTCGACAGACAAAAGAACAGGTTTTGGTTTTTTGATATCGGTTAATGATAAAGGTTTTTGAACATATGACACATACCCTCTCTTCATTATCTACACCTGATGCATTACGTGATTTCATCACACAAGCATCCCCACAGAATTTTACAAGCCGATTATGCTTCGTTTGGAAATCTTTTTTACAATGTTCGCAGTTGAATGTTTTTAAGGGTCTGTTTTTCCATTGCTTTTTAGCTTTTTCACTTAAGAATTTTTTCCCCTTATCTGTCTTAAGCCATGCATGTACCTTATCGGAATTTTCACTCATGCACTTACGCATTTTTTCTCGGTTGGCATTAGCATGGAGGCGAATATGATCGGATTTGGAAAGGCATTCAAGATTCTCAAGGAGATTGTTCAGCTTATTTCCGTCCTTATGATGAACATCATAACCATCAGGTATTTGACCAACATCTTGCTCCCATATGATCCTGTGGCAATATTTTCTTTCAAATCTGAGATACCCTTTATGTATAGACAACTTTTTAGCATTAAACCTTTTCATGATCACTCCATTTATGACCAAGATTATAGTGATTATAAATATATGATTCAAGAGGTTTGCTAATGTACCCTTCACAATATGATGGTACCAGTAATTACACAATGAATCATAATGATAAAGTTTTCCAATGGCAGCAATTTTTTTATGATGCTTATCGAACATTTGGCAGCTATTACGCACAAGCCTATAGGGATCTCAGAGCATATGCAGGGGACAATTGGACGAATCTTGAACGCACAAAACTTGAAAGACAGAATCGGATGGTTCTGGAGCTCAACAAAATTCGCCGAGTCGTCAATCTGTATTCAGGATATGAACGTGAGAATCGGACGCAAACGGTCACTGCTCCAGTGGAAGGATCTGATGAGATTACGGCGGATCTATTCTCTAATGTCATGTATTACGTCTACGATAAGGGAAATGCCGACTACATCTTCTCTGAAGCTTTTGAGCACGCACTCAAGACGGGTCTTGCGATTGTCGGCATCTACATGGATTATTCAAAGGATAAAGTCAACGGTGATATTAAGTTCTATTGGAAGCCTTTCAATGCGCTTATGCTTGATCCATACTTCACTAAAAGAGATCTATCCGACTGCGATCAAGCCTCTACAAGAGATCTTCTCAGCCGTGAACAAGTCAAATCAATGTTGCCATGGGTAGATCCAGAAGTCATTGATAGCATTCCTACAGGGATTAGAGACAATAAGTATCAGTATTTGGGCATCTACAGACAGTACAACTCTACCTACATTGCACAAAATCTGATGACCTATGACCAATACTGGAAGCGCATCAGCAAGCCTCAAAAGTACTTGGTAGATACCGAAACAGGTGTTTCTGAAGAGTGGTTTGGAACTAGGGCAGAAGAGAAAGAACTGAAGAGGACCTTAGAGTTAACACCTCAAGTTCAGCTTATTACCACACATAAGAGAAGTGTTGAGCTTAACATCATAGTTGGTGGTCAACTTCTTTATAGCGGTCCTGATCCAACCGGTCTTGATAACTTTCCATTCATGCCTGTTCTTCTTTATCATGAGCCATTAATTGATACGTATGAGCTTAAGATTCAAGGACTTGTGAGATCTATTAGAGATGCACAAAGACAGTACAACCGTCGCCATAGCCAGATAATCGACCTCATGGAATCGATAATTAATACTGGTTGGATCACAAAGAATGGTGCAGTGCTTGACCCAACAATGCTGCTGCAGGCTGGTCAGGGAAGACAAATTGTTGTTAATGATGGGTACGATGTAAATGTAGATGTTAGAGAAATATCACCACCAAATATTCCACCTGGGTATCTCCAGTACCAGGACATTATCGACAAAAACATCATGGAGATTCCAGGCGCTTCAGATGAATTATTGGGACTCTCTTCGACTGGTGATAGCCAAGTATCAGGTAAACTTGCCGAGGTTAGATCAAGTAACGGCCTTAAGGGTAATAGAGGTATCTTCGACAATCTTGAACAGACCAAGAAATATGTCGGAAACCTTGTCTTAGAGTGCGTTCAAAAGAACTACCAGCCTGGAAAAATTCAGAGAATAACAAACAAAGAGCCTACCGAAGAATTCTTCTCTGGTCAGTTTGGTGAATATGATTGTGTGATTAAGCAGGCTGTTAAGACAGCAACACAGAGAGAAGCTTACTACTATCAACTACTTCAACTTGTCGCTCTTGGTGCACCTATACCTTGGGAAGACATTCTTGAAGCAGCTCCTCTACAGGGTAAAACTGAACTTCTTGAGAAAATGACTGAACGCGCTGAACAACAACAGATCCAACAACAGAAAATGGATGAAGCCGAACAGATTCAGAAAGCTCTTGAATTGTCTCAGATAGATCAGAATACAGCATTAGCAGAAGAAAGAAGAGCAAGAGTACTTAGTGATATTGGATTGGCTCGAGAAAGAAGTTCAGAGGCACAACAAAATCATGCAAAGGCCCTTCTAGACAATGCTAAAACTGTTACTGAAATTCAGGATATGGATAGAAAACGTTTGTTAGATGTAATGCGATTAGCCACTGATATCAGCCAGGCTCAAGAGCAGAAGTTTGAGAAACAGCTTTCTAAAGATTCACTGAGAACCCAAAGCCCTATAAACACAGGAGTTTAATATGGCCAAAATGAAAGGAGTTGCATCTTCTAACAAGATGATGCCGAACATGAGTACTTATGGTGGTCAGGAAAATCCTGGCTATAAACCACCTACTGGAAACGCAGGAAGCGCAGCCAAAGGTTTGTACTCCACTAAGTCTAATCCACTATCTGTACCACAAAAAGGATCCGAAATCGGACCTGGTTATGGTAACGCGGACAGAATGAAAGCTATGCGCAGTAAAGATGAGCAGGCTAAGAAAGAAAGTCTAAGAGGACAACCATGCTAGAACAGCCAGTTTTAAAAGAACCAAGTATTGGTGAAATCCACATCGCTGCAAGACAGCGTTTGTCAGATCGTCACGCGAATCTTATGGAAAAGATCATGACTGAAAACTCCCATAAGAAGAAGTACTGGATTCTTGGAACTGCTAA